ATTTGAGAATGTCAACGACACCCACTCAGGCACAGTTATCGAGGTTAAGAAACTTGAAGACCGTGACCCATCTGGAACCGTCAAAACTTGGGACAACGGCGACGTGCGATACGTCTTCGTATTCACCCTCAACACAGCCGATGGCATCGGGAATCTCTGGAGCCGTGGAAACATGGTGAAGGCGATTCGAGAGGCTGCACAATCAGCTGGAGTTTCATCAATGGTTGGAACGAAACTGACGGTCAAGTACACCGGTGATGGTGAAAAGAAATCAAAAGCCTTCAACGCACCAAAGCTGTACAAGGCCAAGGTTGAACCAGCCGTGAAGGATGACTCAGAATCAATGTGGTAAACCCACATCAATAAATCGTGACAAGTTGGGTATCGAGCTGATCCCCCTCAGCCCCCTGCGGTACCCAACTTGTCGCACCTATTCAGCCAGGAGACAACATGACCATCCAAGACCTAAAGAACGCAATAGCGTTTCTTGAGAAAAGTTTCGTCGGTCAAGGCGACCAAGAACGACTCTTCAAAACCATCGAAGCATTAAAGATTGAAATTGCTAGGAGGCAAAAAAAATGATTGATGTAAACCAGTTCGCAGAGTTAGAGCTGCGAGTCAACGACCTACAGAACGCCCTCGCACGGGTCGCAGAAGAACGTGACAACTACAAAGACACAGCAGACTCACTCTTCCGTGAACTCGAAGCCTGCCGTGCCACACTCACCCAAGCCAACTCAGACATCTCACGCCTACGGGTGTATCTAGCCCAAGGAGCCGAACTGTGAACCCAATGATCCTCTCAGACAAAGTTGCGGAAATCATCAAAGACTTAGAGGTGCAGGTCGGTCTCAAGGACATCGCACTTAGTTCAGCGATGCGACGCATCGAAGAAATGAAACAAGAAATCTATGAACTTACTAACAGTAACGAAGAACTACGGGAGGTCATCCGTGACATCGTCACTCGGTAATTTCCCAGACGCACCACACACCATCAGCGTTCTCGCTCATCGTGACCAGTCAGCGAACTGGGTGGCACACATCGCCAACCACGACATCATCAACGCCAAAGACACAAACGGCCTCTACCTACTCGTCAGCCTCGACGAAGACGGAACCATCACCATCGCAACCAAACCAGGCAGCGCATGGGACTCAAGATGGTCATCACCGATCAAACTGGAACGACGATGAGCCTGCGTCAACTGTGGTGGGACTGGAACCCCGTGCGGTTGCGTAGGTTGATGCGTTTGAACGAAACGCAGATTCTCGCAAACATTAATCTTGCCAACCTTTATCATTGTGATTTAGTTGCTACGAAGAAAGTTCTTGAACAAACTAATCAAATGCTTGACTTAGCTCATAAAGAACTTAGAGTGCTTCGATATGAACTAGAAGCCAAAAAGGAGGCAGAGAATGAGTCGTGACAACGAACTAGCCCTAGACCTGTTCATGCTTGGCTACGAGCGCAACGAGTTAGTGCATATGCTCAATGAAGCCAACCAGCTCATCGAATCATTACGCAACGAACTAGACGCACTCAAAGAGGAGTTAAACAAATAATGACAACCCTTATCGTTATTGCAGGCATCATGGCCTGCTACTTCTTTTGGTTGACCCGATGATTCAACTGCTGCTTGGTGATTGCCGTGACCGGCTTAAAGAACTGCCAGATAACTCGATTGACAGCATTGTTACTGACCCACCGTATGAGCTTGGGTTTATGGGTAAGAGTTGGGATGCGTCAGGTGTGGCCTATGACGTGACTGTGTGGCAGGAATGTTTACGGGTACTCAAACCTGGTGGACACCTGTTGTCGTTTGGTGGTTCACGCACATATCACCGTATGGCTTGCGCTATCGAGGACGCAGGGTTTCAAATCAGGGATCAGATCATGTGGGTGTATGGTTCAGGGTTCCCTAAGTCGTTGAACATCAGTAAAGCGATTGACAAAAAAAGAGATGACACCGAGGTCATTCATAAGGTCGTTCGCTGGCTGGAAAGCAAAAGAAAAAACGCTGGCATAACACGATCACAGGTTGAGCAGCATTTTGGCACAAAAAATATTGGTCAAGCATTATTTACAATTACAACTGGTAGCGTTTCACGAATCGCAACTTGGGATCAATGGCAAGAACTGAAAACGCTGCTGCATTTTGACGACAGCATGGACGATGAAGTTTGGCGACTAAATGGGCGTAAGGGTAAACCTGGAGATGCGTTTATGAGCCGTGAGGTAATCGGAAAAGGAACAAGTGGTAAGACCGCAATTTGGTCAGAAGATGGTGGCATGGGAGAGTTTGAGATTACTGCTCCTGCTACGGCTGAGGCTGAAGTGTGGGATGGTTGGGGTACTGCGTTGAAGCCTGCGCATGAGCCGATTGTGTTGGCTCGTAAGCCGTTGGATGGGACTGTTGCTAATAATGTTTTGAAGCATGGTGTTGGTGGTATCAACATTGACGGATGCAGAGTGGGGAATGAAACTCGTACTTATGGCGGGATGAGCGCAAATCAACCCGATGTTGGAACTTTTAGGGACGATAATTGGACACCAAAACAAATTGAAGTGACTGTTGCAGGTCGTTTCCCTGCGAACTTTATCCATGACGGTTCAGACGAAGTATTAGAACTGTTCCCTGAAACCAAAGGTGGAACGTGGAACACAACTAAAGGCGCACGACATTTCAACAATGACGGTGAGCCAACAGGCTATGAAACCTCTAAATCTGATAGTTCAACTGGTTCTGCTGCACGGTTCTTTTATTGTGCTAAAGCCAGCAAAAAGGATCGCAACGAAGGGTTAGACGGATTTGAGGAAAAACAAACTCTCGGTGGTGGTGGACTTACCGCAGAAATAAAAGAGGACGGAAGCTACGAAACAGCTAGTGCTGGTGGCAAGTTTGGTTCAGTAAAAGCAAAACAAACCAACCATCACCCAACTGTTAAACCAACAGATCTCATGCGCTACCTGTGCAGACTCGTCACACCACCAAACGGCACAGTACTAGACCCGTTCACCGGTTCAGGTTCAACAGGTAAAGCAGCAACCCTGGAAGGATTTAACTTCATTGGAATAGAACAGTCCCCAGAATATATTGAGATTGCGAAAGCCCGAATAGAAAGCGTGACCAAATGATTTACCGTGTCCAATGCAACAAGTGTGGCTCAATGGTTAGACATGACACACAAATCCTTCAAGGTTGCCTTTGTGACCCTGACGCTCCGACGTGGATCGCTATTCAACCGGACGGACGGATGCTCAAGATGAGTCATGCCAATTACACAGTTTTCGAGCAAGCATGACCCAAGCCCGCAACTGCAACTGCACCATCAAACGTGCGCTACCAACCAAACCGTTATGCGGAGATAAGCCAGACGACTTCGATGAGTAACTATGAAGACCCGATAGCAGAGTTCATAGAAGCATCAGCAGAAGGACTTTGCACCGGCTATGTCGTCATCGCCAACATTGAACGCATCAACGGCGACCAATCATTCTGGGTCACCACCCTACGCAACCAAACCGCCTCAACCAGCCTCGGCCTACTCGAATCAGCTAGCGCAGCAGAGAAGTACCGAATCGCCAGATCATTCAACCGTTTAGATGACGACGACGAATAACACCTACACTCAAACAAAACCTAATCCTGTAGGAGGGATATGAAACACACAAGAGTCAACAAGGGATACAACTATCCCGCCTCAGCCCTACTCAAAGAGTTCCCAGACGATATGTGGGCATCAACAATCGGTGAACGACTCGGAGTTGGTAGAGCTGCAATTCAAACATGGCGAGAAGGCAACACCTACTTAGACCAATGGCGAGCAGATAAATATGCTTGCCTGCTTGGTAAACATCCATCAGAGATTTGGTCAAACTGGTTTGATGAAGTGGAGTTGGCATCGTGACAATGCGTGAAGAAGCAATCAAACTCGCTGAGTTAGGTATCAGGGTTATTCCGATTAAGCCTGGTGAGAAGCGTCCACCAATGTCCCAATGGCAAGACAAAGCATCAAATGACATTCATGTCGTAAACGACTGGTGGACTAGCCAATACTCAGGTTATGGGATAGGTATTGCTACAGGTCAAACTAAACACGGACGCATCTTTGTACTTGACGTGGATGACCGTGAAGAATACAAAGGCTCAGACACACTCAAAGACCTTGAAGACAAATACGGCAAACTACCCGAAACAGTCACAGCGATAACCGGTACCGGTGGACAACACCTGTACTTTTACTGTGATGAAGACATACGCAACGACGCAGGCTCAAGGCTTGGTGTCGGTTTAGATATTCGAGGCACAGGTGGACAAGTCCTCGCAGCCCCAACCATCCACCCCAACGGACGCACCTACCAATGGGAACATGGCCTCAGCCCACACGAACGCAAACCAGCCAAAGCCCCAGACTGGTTAGTGAAGCTACTCACCAAACAACCAGAGATGGTTAAACCCAAAGGTCAACCGGACAACTTCCTCACAGACCCCAACACACCCTCAGCCCGCTACTGTGCGAAGACAACATGGGAAGAACTGCTCATCCCTGACGGCTGGACACTCGCCAAAGTAGACAGACATGGTGAACAGCATTGGGTGCGCCCAGGCAAAGACCCCCGTGACGGCACCTCAGCCACCATCGGACACAACGGCAACGACGCACTCATCGTCTTCACCTCATCCATCCCCTGGCTACCAGAAGGCGGATACAACCGCTTCGGATACTACGCAGCGTCCAAACACGGTGGCGACTGGAAGCAAGCCTCCCAAGCCTTCCTAGCCACCTCTGAAGGCAAACCTGAACCAGTCACCCCAATCCCCACACCAGACGAGATGCTGTCAATGTTGGTGGACTGGAAAACCTTCTGGTCACTCGAACACGCAACCGAAGAATGGTTAGCCAAACCACTCATCGCCAAAGGCAGACAGACAGCCCTATTCGCTGGAGCCAAGACAGGTAAGTCATGGCTCACACTTAACGTCGTTGCAGCACTCGCCTCTGGCAAACCCATCCTCGGACAACCAGCACAACCACCCATCCATTGTCTATACCTCGACTACGAGATGATTGAATCAGACCTGTACGAACGCCTAGAACAATTCGGCTACACAGAAGACGACGACCTATCCCACCTCCACTACGCACTCATCCCCAACCTCCCCCCACTCAACACCACCGAAGGTGCCTCAGCCATCATGAAACTCGTAGAACTCACCAAGGCTGAGGTCGTAGTGATTGACACCACAGGACGAGCCATAGACGGAGAAGAGAACTCAGCAGACTCCTATCGTGAGTTCGCACGAACCACAGGACTCAGCCTCAAGCGAGCAAACGTCGCCTGTGTACGCACAGACCATGCTGGTAAGGATGGTGGCAAGAAACAAGGCCAACGAGGCTCCTCAGCCAAAAACGATGACGTGGACATCGTGTACCGACTCGACAAGTCTGATGACGGTCTAACCTTGAAGCGCACCCACACACGCATCAGCTGGGTACCAGAAACCGTCAACCTCATAGTCGAAGACTTTGACGACACCATCACCATCCGACTCCGCACCAAAGAGCAGCGAGGCTGGACAGAAAAAGAAATCGCAATCGCCCACCGACTAGACGAACTAGGCTTCCCCATCGACATCGGAGTCAACGAAGTGCAACGACAACTCAAAGAACAAGGAATCTCACTAGGCCACAAATCAGCCATCGGACGAGCCATCCAATGTCGCAAACAACCCCGCCCAGACCCACTCGGAACCACCTACACCCAAAAAACGGAACCACTCGGAACCACCTCACAACTCGGAACCACCTTCGGAACCACTTCGGAACCACTTTCTAAAGCCCAACAAGTACAAAGGAACCAGCGTGTGTACCTGAAAGGTACACGCGGTTCCGTACCCGAAGACGAAACCATAGAAAA